GTCATTTGACTGGGGTTACAACAAACCATTCTCTTGCGGATGGTGGGCGGTAGATTACGATGGTGTAGCCTATCGCATATTAGAACTGTATGGATGTACCAAGAACGATAATGAAGGCGTTAGATGGACACCACCACAAGTATTTGCAGAGATTCATCGTATAGAAACAGAACATAGATGGCTCAAAGGTAAAAAGATACAAGGTATAGCAGACCCTGCAATCTGGGATGCAGAAACAGGTGAAAGCATAGCAGATGTTGCTGCAAAGCATCAAGTGTATTTCTCACAAGGTGACAATAAAAGGATAGCAGGTTGGATGCAAGTGCATTACAGAATGGCATTTGATGAGAATGGATATCCAATGATGTACATATTCAGTAACTGTAAAGCATTTATAAGAACTATACCATTGCTTCAGTACGATGAGCATAAGGTGGAAGACCTTGACACAGATGGTGAAGACCATATTGCTGATGAGATGAGATATTTTCTTATGAGCAGACCAATAGCACCAAGAGTAAAGGCTCAACCAGACGAATATGAAAAGAGTCCGTTGAAGATGTTCTTGGATATACCAAAAGAAGACCTTGTAGCACCACCAAGCAGAGCGAAGATGGTGATTGTAAAGGAGAGTTAATATGGATAACAAATTAGAAGAACAAGTTAATATTCCAGATGGAGTTATAGATGGCTTCTCTGCATTGGCTCAAAGAATTGGTAGAGAGCAGGTGCAAGAGGCTAATAAGACTCTTATGAAGTATAAAGAAGGTAAAGCAAACCTTGAGAAGAGAATCGTAGACAATGAGCAATGGTACAAGTTACGCCATTGGGAATGTATGCGAGATAAGAAGAGTGATGTTCAACCTACATCTGCTTGGCTCTTTAACTGTATTGCTAATAAACACGCTGATGCAATGGATAACTACCCATCACCAAACATTCTTCCAAGAGAAGAGGGAGATAAGGGAGAAGCACAGATGCTTTCTTCTATCATACCTGTAATACTTGAACAGAATGATTTTGAAGAAGTGTACAGCGAAGTATCAAACTACAAGATTAAGAGTGGTACAGGCGTTTATGGTATCTTCTGGGATTCATCAAAGTTAAATGGCTTGGGTGATATCTCAATTAAGAAGATAGACCTTATAAATCTCTTTTGGGAGTCTGGTATATCAGATATCCAGAAGAGCAAGAACTTATTCCACGTAGAACTTGCTGATAATGATGTTTTAATTAGCCAATATCCGCAGTTACAAGGCAAGTTAGGTACAGCATCATTAGATGTCACAAAGTACGTCTATGACGATGCTGTAGACACTACAAACAAGTCTGTGGTAGTCGATTGGTACTACAGAAAGAATCAGGATGGCAGAACAGTTCTTCATTACTGTAAATATGTAAATGATGAAGTGTTATTTGCTACAGAGAATGATGAGATGTACTACGAAGAAGGATGGTACAGGCATGGCAACTATCCATTCGTATTTGACACTTTATACTCCATAGAAGGCACACCAACAGGCTTTGGATATATAGATATAGGCAAAGACCCACAAATGTTCATAGACAGAGGCAATCAAGCAATTATGAAGAATATGCTTACTAATGCTAAACCAAGATACTTCATAAAGAATGATGGCTCTGTAAATGAAGAAGAATATTCAGATATGACCAAAGACTTTGTTCACGTTGATGGCAATCTTGGTCAAGACTCTGTTCTTCCTATCTCAAGTACAGGTTTAGGTAGCATCTATGTAGATGTAATCAATAACAAGATAGAAGAACTTAAGGAAACAACAGGTAACAGAGATGTTTCTACAGGTGGTACAGGTGGTGTAACAGCAGCATCAGCAATTGCAGCAATGCAAGAAGCAGGTAGTAAGTTATCAAGAGATAACAACAAATCTGCTTACAGGTCATTCAGAAAGATTGTTGTAATGGTAATTGAACTCATTCGTCAATTCTATGACACAGAAAGATGTTTCCGTATTGTAGGACAGAATGGTGCAGAACAATTCGTAAGATACTCGAATGTAGGTATTGTTCCTCAAGCACAAGGTGGCATTGAGATGGGTATCGATATGGGTTACAGATTACCACTCTTCGATGTAGAGATTACAGCACAAAAGCAATCACCTTACAGCAAGATGTCACAGAATGAATTGGCATTGCAGTTCTATAATGCAGGTTTCTTCAATCCACAGATGGCAGACCAAGCACTTGCTTGTTTAGATATGATGGATTTTGATAGAAAACAGTTCATTATGCAGAAGATTGCACAGAATGGTGGCATGTTCCAACAGATGCTTATGATGCAACAGCAAATGTTAGGTATGGCACAGCATATAGATGCTTTACAAGGCTCTAATATGGCTCAAATGATGGCACAAGAGATGGGTATTGCAGCAACAACACCTACACCAGAAGGCTTCAATCCAAAAGAAACAGAAGCACTCGGTGGAGAAGCAAAAGAATCTGGTGTAACTAAGAATGCAAGAAAAAGAGTAGCAGAGTCTACATCACCAACATAAGCGAGGTAAATATGATTTCAGTAGTATTTGAAGAGAATAAGGAAGCAAAAGCACTTACTCTCACAATTAAAGGACACTCTGGTCAAGCAGAGATAGGTAAAGACATTGTATGTGCTTCAGCATCAATGTTAGCATACACAGTTGCTCAGTATATGAAATTTATGTATGAGCAACACAAATTAAAGAAGAAACCTGTGTTAGACCTTGAATATGGTGACACAAGAATTACTGTGAAACCTAAAACAGATGATTATGCAGAGGCTCTACACACGTTCTTCGTTGCTCAAGTAGGATTCACCTTACTTGCAGGTAATTATCCGCAATATGTGGAAGTTAAAATGTTTGATAAGGCTTAATGCCTTTTCAATAAATCAAAGAGTCGCTCACTTAACGAGCAGATAAGAAAGGAGTCAAAATGACTATAAACATTAAAGAACTTCTGACTCTTAATCTTCAACTCTTCGCAGAAGGTGGAGATGGTGGCACAGGAGCAGAAGGTACAGCAGGAAGTGGAGTCGCTACCACACCAAAGGGCGTAAAAAGTAATCCTCTTGCAGATGTCAAATATGGCATACAAGAAGATGGTGTGCAGAACGCCAATGCACAGGAAACCGATGTAGTAGATACTGTAGACTTAAATGCAGAGTTTGAAGAACTTATCAAAGGTAAGTATAAAGACCAATACAATGCAAAGATGTCAGATACAGTACAGAAAAGGTTAAAAGGTACGAAGGAACAAGTTGCTCAACTTGACTCTCTTAAACCTGTACTTGAATTACTTGGAAAGAAATATGGTGTAGATGCATCAGATGCTGAAGCACTTATTAAGGCTGTTGAAGAGGATGACTCTTACTTCGAGGAAGAAGCATTAGAACTTGGTGTACCTGTCGAACAGTTAAAGCAATTCAAGAAAACAGAGAGAGAAAATGCAGAACTCAGAAGGCAGATGGATGAAATATCTACCAGAGAGAATGCTGCAAAAATCTATCAAGGTTGGCTTGAACAAGCAGAAGCAGCAAAGAATTTCTTCCCTTCTCTTGACCTTGAAACAGAGATGCAGAATCCAGAATTTGTGAATTTGCTTCGTAATAATGTTAGTGTAAAAGCAGCATATCAAGTAATACATCAAGATGATATTATGCGAGGAGCAATGCAATACACAGCGAAAACAATAGAGAATAAACTCACAAACAACATTATTGCGAATGGACAAAGACCAACAGAAAACGGAAATTCTTCTCAAAGTGCATCGGTCATTAAGAGTGACGTGTCACAACTCACAAAAGCGGATAGACAAGAAATTATTCGCAGAGTGGCAAGAGGAGAAAAAATAAAATTCTAAAAATACAATAATCTCCTTTGCCAATAAACATTAAAAACATTATAAGGAGATTAAAACTATGAACAAATTTAAACTTAACTTACAATTATTCGCATTACAGACAACACTTCTTGCAGACCTCTCACCAGAGATGAAGACATTCTATGATATGACTCTTATTGATGAGGCTTCTGCAAACCTTGTACATGACCAATTCGGTCAGAAAAGACCTATTCCAAAGGGTAGTGGTAAAACAATCGAATTCAGAAAGTTTGCTCCACTTCCAAAGGCAACTACAGCACTTGTTGAAGGTGTTACACCTACAGGTAAGGATATGCAGGTAACTGCAGTAACAGCAACAGTATCACAGTATGGTGACTTCATTACACAATCAGATGTACTTGAACTCACAGCACTTGACAACACAATCCTTGAAGCAACAAAACTTCTTGGTAGACAAGCAGGTGCAACTCTCGATACAGTTGTTCGTGATGTTCTTCACACAGGTACAAACGTATCTTATTGTCCAAAAGTTGCTGCAGATGGTACAGAAACAGAAGTAACTTCAAGAGCAAGTCTTGATGCGACATCAAAACTTACAGTAAAAGCAATTCAGAAAGTTGTTGCTAAATTAAGAGGTCAGAATGCACCTACAATCAATGGTAAATACATTGCTATTATCCATCCATTTGTAGCATATGACCTTATGAGAAATCCAGAATGGATTGAAGCACACAAATATGCAACACCAGAAAACCTTTATACAGGTGAAATCGGTGAAATCGCAGGTGTAAGATTCATTCAGACTACAGAAGCAAAGGTATGGAATGGTGCAGGTTGTCCAACAGGTCTTGCTGTATTCGGTTGCTTATTTATGGGCGATGGTGCTTATGGTGTAACTGAAATCACAGGCGGTGGTCTTGAAACTATCGTTAAACAGAAAGGCTCTTCAGGTACTGCAGACCCACTTGACCAGAGAAGTTCAGTAGGTTGGAAAGCAATTCGTACAGCAGAAATTCTTATTCCTAACTATCTTGTTAGACTTGAATGCTGTTCAGAATTCTCTGCTTCAACAGCAACTTCTATGGGTGATGCAACATCTAACTAAATTAATAAGGGTGGGGAGTTAATTCTCTCCACCTGATAATTCAGGAGGGTTAATATGGCTAAAGAAGCAAAAACAGAAAATGCAGAAAAAATGGTAACAATCAACATACCAAGAGAAAAAGGCTCAAAGGAAGCAAGTAGATTTGTATCTGTTAATGACAGAACGTTCTATGTTCCTATTGGTGTGAATGTAGAAGTGCCTGAATGTGTAGCAAATGCAATTGCTGAATCACAGAGAGCACTTGAAGAGATTTACCAGAAAAGCATTGCACAGAACTAAAATATGAGGAAGGGAAGACATTCGTTGTTTTCCCTTTTCTTAAATAAAGGGGGATGCCCAATGACTATAATCGAAGCAATAGGTATGATAGATACCTTAAAACCAAATACATATACACAGGAAGATAAGATAAAGTGGCTCTCTAATTTAGATATGAGCATTAAGAAAGAAATAATTGATACACACGAAGGTGGCGAAGCAATAGAATTCAATGGATATGATGTAAACACTCCACTTGATACAGAACTCCTTGCAGAAGCACCTTACGATGAAATGTATGTATTCTGTCTTGAATCACAGATAGATTATCATAATGCAGAGTATGGAAAGTACAACAATAGTGTTACAGCATTTAACTCATCTTTCAATACTTTCCGTAACTATTACAACAGAACACATATGCCTTTAACACAAGGCTTGAAATATTTTTAAGGGGGGTTAAGTATGTATAAACCAACCTTAACAGAGTTACCTTCTTCAAGGGATGTTATAGATGTATTCGGTGGCTATAACCATAACTTGAGGATAGGTAACGGAGAATTCTACGATATGGAGAATCTCACATCAGCGTATTATCCATTACTTGCTCCAAGAAAGCACAGGGGGACATATTCAACGCCTCTGGATAATCCAAGATGCCTTATAGAGAAGGATGCTCTCTGTTACGTATTTAAGAGAGGCACAAACCTCTTCTTTGTAATGAATGAGCATGAGTATGATTTAGGCATGACACCAATTGATGCAGAAGAAGAAAGAAAACTTGTGTCAATGGGTGCTTATGTGATTATATTTCCAGACAGACTCTATATCAATACTAAAGATACTACAGACAAGGGTAATATCGATGCAGAATTCACTACATCTGGCACAGTAACCTTTGAATTGTGCGATATGGATGGTAATTCCTATGTAGTAAATCAAACGTCAGTAGATGAGCCTACAAATCCTACAGATAAATTTATATGGCTTGATAAATCTACAACACCTGCTTCATTGAAGCAATTCTCTGAAACAAATGGAATGTGGATGAGCATAGCAACAGTATATGTAAAAATATCTGCAACTAATTTAGGTGCAGCATTCGAGCAATATGATGGCGTTAAGATATCTGGCGTTTCATCGGATATTTCATCTGATTTAAACACTACAGCAGTTGTATGGGCGAAGGATAACAACTCAATAACTGTTGTGGGTATTCTTAACGAGGTTTCTTTAACACAAGACACAGCAATTACAGTATCTCGTAAGATGCCAGATATGGATTTTGTTATTGAGAGTAATAACAGACTCTGGGGATGCAGATATGGTCTTCAAGGTAATGACGTAGTTAATGAATTATATGCCTGTAAGCAAGGAGATTTTAAGAATTGGAACTGTTATATGGGTATATCAACAGACTCTTATAGAGTATCACTCGGTACAGATGGACAATTTACAGGTGCTATTACTTATTTAGGTATGCCTACGTTCTTCAAAGAAAATTGTTGCCATGTAGTATACGGAAACTATCCTGCTCAATACCAAGTACAAGACACAGCACTTCGTGGAGTACAAAAAGGTAGTGAGAAAAGTCTTGCTATGGTTAATGAAGTGCTTTACTACAAGTCAAGAACAGGTGTCTGTGCCTATAATGGTGCTTTACCTACAGAAATTTCTGCTGCATTAGGTGAAAAATCTTACTCAAATGCTGTTGCTTGTGCTTATAAAAACAAGTATTTCATCAGTATGTTGGATAAATCTGCAAATGCTTACAGTTTCTTTGTATATGACGTGGAAAAAGGTATGTGGCACAGGGAAGATAACCTTAAAGCAGAGTGCTTCTGTGCTGTAGATGATGAAGTTTACTACATATCAGAAGGCTCAATAAGAACTTTATTTGGTAGTGGTACAAAAGATGAAGATAAAATCAAATGGATGGCTGAAACAGGAGATTTAGGTGTGGATGCACCAGACAAGAAGTACATTTCAAAACTCTCTGTAAGGCTTTCTATGGAAATTGGTACAAGGGTATATATATCAATTAAGTATGACTCATCAAGCGGATGGGAACAAGTTTGTTCTCTTACAGGTGTTAATCTTCGCTCATTCACCTTACCAATCAAACCAAAGAGATGTGACCATCTTAAACTCAAGTTTGAAGGTGTAGGAGATGCGAAAATCTATGCAATAAGCAAAACTGTAGAGATAGGAAGTGATGTTTAATGACAGAGATTAGACTTCCTAATATCACAGGTGTCACAGAGAAAGAGCAATTGATGCAGATTAAGAGTTATCTCTATCAATTGACAGGACAGTTAAACTTCGCTTTAAAGACGGTAAATAGCGAGAGTAATTCTACCCAACAAATCGCTCAAGGAAGCGAAGAAAGTGGCGTAGAGAAGGTCACAGACATAGAAGAGAAGTTAAAAAACTTCATTGAGTTAAAAAACCTGATAATCAAGTCTGCAGATGTTATAACTTTCTTTGAAGATATCGTTACAAGAGAACTTGAGGGTAATTATGTAGCAGTAAGTGACTTCGGTATCTTCCAAGAAGAAACATCTAACAAGTTTGTAGAAACATCAGAGAATGTGACCAATTACTATGAATCTACAAAGTCAATTATTGCAAATAAGTTTGAACTTCGTAAAGATAACTGTTACATCAAGACAGGTTGGCTTGACGATGACAACACAGTAGCAGGTTTTGAAGTAGGTCAGTACACAGAGTATGTAGAGTTGGATGCAGATGGTAACGAGGTTACAAGGTACAACGATACAGGTTTTGCTCATTTTACCACAGAAGAGATTGCTTTCTTCGATAAAAACAGAGTTAAACTCGCTTGGTTTAGTAAATCTGTTATGCATATAGCAAGTGCTCAGATAGAAGATACATTGGCTATTGGTGGTTATGTTATAGAAGATACAGAAAATTATGGCATTGTATTCAAATGGAAGGGAAGGTGATAACTCATGGCATCAAGTGGAAGTATAAAATCAGATTCTTATGAAGGTAGATACCTACAGTTATCGTGGACTCAGACAAAAGATGTTGCTAATAATAAATCTACTATAAAATGGACACTTTCTTCTATAGGTGGTACAGAAGTTTATTACAGCACAGGTGCTACCACAGTTAAGATTAATGGCTCACAAGTTTATTACAAGGATAGAATGGATTGGTCAACTTATGCCTTTCCTGCAGCAAAGGGTAGTGTAAGTGGTACATTCACAATCAACCATGCAAGTGATGGTACAGGCTCTATTAAAGTAGAACTTTCAACAGCAATTTGGTATTACGCTATAAGTTCGTATTCTAAAACGTGGACACTTGATACCATACCAAGAGCATCTACACCTACATTATCAGCATCTTCGGTGAATATAGGCTCTGCAATTACTATAAACACTAACAGAGCAAGTTCAGCATTCACTCATAAGATTAGATATAAATGGAATGGTACAACAACAGACCTTACGTCTGGAGTCGGTGATTCGTATAAATGGACAGTACCTACAAGTTTAGCAAGTGATATACCTAATGCAACAAGTGGAACTGTAACAATATATTTAGATACGTATAATGGCTCAACTCTCATTGGAACGAAGTCAGTAACCTTTACTGCGAAAGTACCTAATGCAGATTGGACAAAACCTAAAATAAATAGTGTGACTATATCACCTTCAGGTAATCTTGATTGGGTAGGCTCAAGGTATGTTCAATCTAAAACAAAGGCAAGGGTAGTAACAGGAACTGCAGGTCAAGCAGGTGCAACAATTAAGAGTTGTGTGGTTACTATTGATGGTACTAACTACACAGGAACTGATATAACATCAAACATTCTTAACAATTCTGGTACAGTAACTGCGACAGTTGTGGTAACTGATAGTAGAGGATATACCAATAGCACAACAAAGAGTATAACTGTAGAGGCGTATAGTAAGCCATACATTTCAAACCATTCAACACAGAGCAAAATAATCTGTGCAAGATGTAATGATAGCGGAACTCTTGTTTCAAACGGAACTCGCTTAAGAATCATGTTGAGCAAAAAGTGGTCTGCATTATCTGGAAGTGTTAACACAGCACAGGTGCAATACCAAATTGGTACAAACAGTTGGGTAACAGCATCTGCTCATACAGTTACTGCTTCTGATATAGCCTTAACAGTTACTAATATAACTCTTGATTTAAAACAAACCTACAAGGTTAACATCAAGATTACAGATAAATTCGGCACTACAGATACATACCAATACAATATACCTACAGAAGAAATTGCCTTTAACCTTAGAGAAGGTGGCGGTGGTGCTGCATTCGGTAAGTATGCAGAGTGGGAAGACTTTTTAGATTTGAATTGGAATTTATATTGTCGCAAAAACTTTAGTATAAACACAGCAACTTTCGCACCGATTGCAATAAACAGAACTGATAGTGCTAATGGTGCAGCAATAAAATTTGTAAACACTAATGGTACTTTAGGTTTTGTCGGAATGGCAAATGAAGCGAATAGTGGGTTAAGGCGTTGGACAGCCAATAGTGGAACTGCATACCTTGTATTAGATACAGGCAACACCAAAGATTATGTTGTTGAGCAAGGCACGAGCAATTATTGGACTTATCGCAAATGGAATAGTGGTATAGCAGAATGTTGGAAAACTGTAGATACATCAACAGGTGCTTTTTCAGGTACATCGCCTACGTTCTATTCATCACCTGGTACAACATACGCTTATCCAACAGACTTGTTCACAAGCGTAAAGAGTGTTCAATTAACAGTAGCAGAAAATAATGGTGCAGTATTAGCGGTATTTAATTGTAGTGGAACGGATGCAACATATTGTGAACCAGGCTATGTTAGATTGTATGGTGGTTCTACTGCTCTTACAGTAAAGGTTTCGTTCTTTATATCAGGAACTTGGAAATAAATTAAAGGAGTGATTAATATGGCAACCAAGAAAAAATATTCAAACATCGATTTGTCAAAGTATAATTCAGGTTATAAGGCATCTCAAGATGTTATTAATGCACAGAATCAAAAACTTGCAGCAGAAAATGCTGTAAGCAATTATGGTGATTTCAATTATGGAAGACAGGATGCTTATGACCAAGCAATCAATGCTCTTACAAACAGGGAGAAGTTTAAATATGACCTTAATGGTGATGCATTGTATCAGCAATACAAAGACCAATACATCACACAAGGTAAACAAGCAATGATGGACACTATGGGTCAGGCTTCTGCTATGACAGGTGGTTATGGAAACTCTTATGCAGCAACAGTAGGTAACCAAACTTATCAAGGATATTTGCAACAGTTAAATAATAAGATTCCAGAACTTTATCAGTTGGCTCTCGACAAATATAATTCTGAAGGCGACCAATTGGCACAGACATATGGCGTTCTTGCTCAAGACAGACAAACAGCATATGGCGAGTGGGGTGACACTTATAACAGACTTGTAGGCGAAAGAGATTACAGTTCTAATGAGTATAACAATGCTTATAACAGAGATTACACTACATGGAACGATAACAAGACCTACGATACATCACAGTATTGGAATGAATACAGTACAGGCTATCAGGCAGAAAGAGATGCTATCGCAGATGCTCAATGGCAGAAGCAATTCGATGCAGAACAGGCATGGAAGCAGAAAGAATATGATGAGGCAATCAGACAGTATAACGAACAGATGGCACTTCAAAGACAACAGTTGGCTGCATCTCGTTCAAGTTATAGTAGCGGTGGCTCTGGCGGTACAAGTGGTGGTACAAGTGGCGGTACAGTTAGTGGAACAGGTGGTAGTACAGCAATACCTGCATCGGCAAAACAAGCAGCACTTTCTGCATATAACTCAAAGGGCGAAAAAGGTTTAGACCAATGGTTAGATGATAATAGCAATTATGATGCTCAAGCAATCATAAGTTATGTTAGCCAATATGGTGATGCTCCAAACTCTAAGTCATTAGGTGATAGAACATGGACTGTAACCGATGATGGTGGAACAAACTGGGGTTGGGGTGTAGATAACAATGCCAAGTTAACCGACCATTATGGTAATACATATACAGCAAAAGAACTTAAATCACAATTAATTGCAAATGGTTATACTGAAAAACAGGCAAATGCATTCTTGGCTAAATATGATTTATATAGCGGTTTTAACAAATAATCATGAATTGAGGTAGAACTATGGGAAATACATACAAGAGCAAATATGCTGACCTTTGGGAAAATGCAAAAAAAGAAAAAGAAGAAAGAGAGAAAAAATCTCCATCTGATTCTGGTTATACAAGTAAATATGCAGATATTTGGGAATCAGTAGAAAAAAACAATTTCTTAACATCTCTCAATGACAGACTTAACACTTTTACTTCAAAGGAAAACGAAGGAAAATGGTGGGATAAAAATCGTATTAACGAAGCAGATAGCATTATTCAAGGTCTTGACAAGTACGGAAAAGATATTGACCAAAAGAGCGTTGCTGAAATTAAAAATTATCTTACAAATAACAAAAAGTATTATTCCCAATGGGCAACAGAAGATGATTACAACTTCTCTGTTAACAACAATAATAACATTCTCAAATATAGCCAGATGTCTACAGATGACTTGAAAAAGGAAAAAGAAAAGTATGATGAGGCAATGGCAAAAGCAAAGTTGTTAAAAACAACCAATATTGCTTCATCACCAGAAGAAGCGTTCTCTCATTTTATTGCAGGTGAAGTTCTTAAATTAATGGATAAAGCAAATCCTTCTGAAATTCAAGAAAAAGAGATTGAAGCAATAGAGAAGAGTGGTATCTTATACTACGATAGCAAGGGTGAGCCTGTAACTTATGAAAGTCTTGTAAGAGATAGAGAGCATGAGCAGATTTTTGAAGAGATTAACTCAGATGTAACTAAACAATCTGCTTATGCTAATGCTCTTGCAGCAAGTAAAGAACTTGACTCTTTAAATGAGAAATTAAGAGATATAAGTGTAGCAAAAACAATGAGTAATGCACAATTGCCAACTCGTATCTCAGCAGAAGAACAGAGTATTGTTGATGCTGTTCAACAGCAAAAGGCTGTAATCGAAGATTTCAATTCTTTAGGTTATGATATTGATGAACTTCGATATTATAATCAAATGAAAGAAGACAGAGAAGCAGACGTTAAAAAGGCAGAAGAGGCACAGAAGTATGCTGAAGAACACGAAATAAAGGCTACATTCAAGTCAATGTTATCTACACCTATGATGATAGGTGAGTATGTTAAAAACCTTGTTGATACAGCAAAGTATGGTTACGCCAACGTTTATGACGATAAGTACACAATTCAAAGTCAGGTGTATCAATCTACAGTTGCTAATATAATTGATGATACTGTTACCAATGGTACAAATAGCGAATTTGTAGGTTGGTTAGCAAGTACAGCATATTCAGGTGTTACATCTGCTACACAATCTGCAATGATAGGTGCAGTAGGTACAATATTAAGTGGCGGTAACGTTGCGGTAGGTACAGGTGCTGCAATGGCAATTATGGGTACACAGGCTGCAGCATCTTCTTATAACACATCTGTAAGAAATGGTAGTACAAGTGGTGAGGCTGTATCACTCTCTCTTGCATCTGGTATAGGTGAAGCGTTATTTGAGAAGTTACCATTAGATAATCTTTTCAAATTAGCAAAAGGTGCAGGTAAGACAGCAACAAAAGAAGGTATTGCAACTCTTCTTAAAGGTCTTGTAAAGCAAAGTGCTATAGAAGGCTTAGAAGAGGGTGGCACAGAACTTTGGAATACTATGGCAGATGCTATTATCAATGGTGACCATAGTGCATATAACATTGCTGTAGATAAGTACATGAAGCAAGGCTATTCTGAATCCGATGCTAAGAAAATGGCATCTACAGATTGGGTGAAAGAATTAATTACATCAATGGTAGGTGGCTTCATCGGTGGTGGTGTATCTGGTGGTGCGGTTGGTGTTCCATCATTTGCTATCAATCAAGGAATCCAGAATGCACAGTACGATACTCTTGGTAAATCAACAATCCAGAATCAAAATGTACCAGACCTTGTTGCAGATGCTCAATCATTAATCACAGAGGGCGAGAAGTCTGCTCTTACTAAACTTGCTAATCAAGTAGCAGGTGTGGAAAATGTGGATAACTTGAGCAAAAGACAATCTAAGAAGTACACCAGAAATGTGGGTAAACTTGTTGATGAAGTTGCTAATACCAAAATAAATAGTATTAAATCTGCTCAATCAGAAGCAATCATGCATGAACTTGAATCTAATGGTGTTGAGAATGTCGCAGAAGCAACTGATGTTGTTATTAAGAAAATGAGTGGACAAACTCTTACTCAAGCAGAAACAGAAGTTTTTGAATCAGTAGATGGTAATACTATTATAAATAGTGTTAAAAATCGTGAAGTGAAGAGTGCTGTAGACAAAGATAATCTCAAGAGAACTGAGGAGTCTTTAAAGAAAACAGGTGAAATGGTATTCGCTCCAAATAAATCTGTTCAGCATCAGCAAATGGTTGAAGAGTCTGGTTACACTACAACAGAAGGTAAGACCACAGTAGATGCTACAGGCGTTGAAGTTGATTCTATGATTATTGACTCTCTCGATGGTGATGATGTATCTCTCAAGGTTAATATGGGAGAAGATAGCGAGATTGTGTTAGCAGGTGAATTAACTCTTAACGATAACTATGCGGTTATGATTGAAGGTTTAAAGAGAATCGGTAAGAAATTCAATTTGAATACTTCATCTGCTAACAAATTGTTAGCATTATATGAAGCATACAACGGAGATGCATTCACATTCTATAAGGCTATGGAAGCAGGTATCTCTTACGGACATTACAATATAAGAGAATACTTTGACAATAATAAATTCGTTGCAGACCTTCCAGAAGCAATAAAAGAGAAACTTTACGAAATAGGCAGAGAGAATGCTCAAAAGACAGTAGACGATAAACAAGCATCGGTTGAGTTAGAAGGTAAAGCAAAAGCGGAGAGCAACGTAACATTTGCTGAAGGTGTACAATATCATAAACTCAATAAATCTCAAAAGGCTCAAGTTGATTTTGCTCAAACAATTGCAAATACATTCGGATTTGACCTTGAGGTATTCCGTTCACCTAAAGATGCCTCTGGAAGAAGTCTTGGTGAAAATGGCTCGTATTCAGTAAGTGCAAACCTTATGAGATTAGATATCGATGCAGGTACATTAGATGGAAAATCTCTTATCCTTTTCACACAATCACATGAATTGACTCACTACATCCAGAAGTGGTCACCTGCTAAGTACAAGGTCTTCGCAGATTTCCTTATGGAACATTATGCAAAGAGTGACGTTCCTGTTCAAAAACTTATAGAGCAGAAAATCGAAGAATCAAAACTTTCTGCAGCAAATGATAAAACAGGTAAACACCATGTGCTTACAGAAAGTGAAGCATTCGATGAGATTGTAGCAAATGCTGCTGAAGATTTCCTTGCAGACCCGAACATACAACAAACAATTCTTATGATTGCAGAAATTGACCAGAACATTGCACAGAAAATCAAGAACTTCATTAAAAATCTTGTTGCAAGATTAGAGAAGGCTCTTAGTGGATTAAAAGGTCAATCTCGTGAAGCACAATTTGTTCGTGAACTTGATTTGGATGCTATCCAAGAACTTAAAGATTTATGGACAGAGGCTCTTCTCGATGCAAGAGAAAATGTACTTGAAGCGAGAAAGAATACACCATCAAAAGAAAAAAACACCACTACCAATGATAGTGATGTGCAAATGCAGATTAGAAATGCAGATGATGGAAGTAAATTTGTAGAGATTGATAAAGATTTATTTGTAGGAAACGAAGGTAAATCAATAGCAGATGCAATAAGAACTTATATAAAAGAAGAGTTCAATAATCTTATTTCTGTTAATGGACAAAGTATTCAAATAAATAAAACTACTAACGATGAGTGGAGGCATGGTACTTCAGTTCAGTTTTTATTAGGCGATGAAGGTAACATGTCTATTGAAACAAAAGCCAAAACCTTGTCTAATGCAGACGAGTTGTTGAAAGCAGCAAAACGATGGATAGGCGAAAAACCGAAGCATTCAAGAAAAGATAACATTATTGAATTCGGCAGAGGTCATGTGTCATTTAGAGTAGATGGAGCAGGATATGAGGCGGATGTTCTTGTTGCTATTAAAAAGAATCAAAGTGCAGTATTGTACGATTTGGTTGATATTAAAGAAAAAAATATAACAGAAGCATCAAATACTATGGCAAGTGAAGAACACTTCCAACGTAGGTATGATACTTCTGTTACTGAGGACACATTACCACAAAATGCAGAAAATGTCAATACTAATGATGAAAAGTTCCAAGATAGAGATTCTGAAGGTAATGAGTTAACTCCAGAGCAGATTGAATTTTTCAAGGACTCAAAGGTTAGGGATGCAGAAGGAAATCTTATGGTTATGTATCATGGAACACCTAATGCAGAATTTACGATTTTTAAAAGTGGTACATACTTCACACCACATAAATTGTATGCGGACATCTACCAGAATCAAGGTGCAAGTAGTTTAAGTTATAAAAAGAACGCTAACAATCCTGATACGTATTCCGTTTATCTAAACATTAAAAAACCATTTGATACTCGAAATAAGAAAGAAAGAGATATATTCTACAATGAGTATTATAGACAATGGGGAACAGGAACAGACCTTATGGAAAGTGGTTTGCCTGATTGGTTAGATGGACAGGACTTACAAGAGTTCTTAGAAGAACAAGGGTACGATTATGATGGCTTGATTCTTGATGAGGGTGCGACAGGTGGTTATGGTGATGAAGTAATAAGTAGAGGACTTTCCTATGTTGTTTTCAATCCTGAACAGGTGAAAAATATTGACAATCTCAAACCTACTGAAGATGAGGATATAAGATTCTCTCTTCGTGAGAATGTTGAAGAAACAAAAGACCTTGTGGCAGTTCATAACCTTTCAGAAGAAAAACTCTTAAAGAGTTTGAAAATGGGTGGTCTTCCTATGCCATCTATTGCAATTGCAAGAGCGAGAGAAGGTCATAATAACTTCGGTGCAATATCCCTTGTTTTCAGAAAATATACAATAAGTCCTACAGATAGACGAAATAAAGTCTATTCAGGTGATGCTTGGACTCCTACTTATCCGCAAGTTGAATATAAGACTTCATATAGCGTAGCAGACAAAGTTCAAGACAAGATTGACGAATTACTTTCAGGAACTGATTATAAAACTGCTTTTGGATATATTGGTCTTGATTATGACAATATCAATGATTACTTGAATCGTAATAGAGGAGATTTATATGAGGCTTATGGAAGAAAAAATGCTTTCAAACTTGCTTATTTAAAGGATAAGGGTATTGAATTAGAACTTCCTAAAGTAGAAACACAACTCACTTATCGTTTCGATAACGAAGTAATAATTGAATTTGCGGAGAAATATGGTAAAGAAAAAATTTCTGAAATGATAAACTATGACAACACTTCGCAGATAGACCAACTTATACCTGAAATTAAGGATATGGTAGAGAAGTATTATCTTAAAACTCTTGGTAAGGATAGAGATTGGGATATTACTCGAAGAGATGTGTGGGATTTCCTCGATGCTGCATCCGAGTATTTCCGTAAAGGCATAACCAAAAAAACAGATACTTCTTCAGCAACTCAAAAGATGATAGATGAAGCAGTAGATGAAAATGATTATAAGAATTGGATGAATGAACTGTTCTCAGGAATCATCGAAAAAGAAGGCATCCGAAACAACAAGGACTTATTTACATCTTCAGGCAATCGTAGAAGTTTTGAAGCCTTGCATTATGAACATAACCTTGAAAATGTAGTAAAGGCTATGAAAGAACAAGGAACAAAGGGCATTGGTGCATTTGGTGGTGGAAATATATTTGGTGCAGTTACAACAGAATATGGCTCTATATCAGAAATTAAAGATGCTGCTAATAATCGTATGAAGAACTTGCCAGAGAGTGAGTATGATGAAATACGAAATGGATTTAGAGATAGATTTTTTGAACTCGCCAATAGTTTACCAATTGATAAAAAAAGTTTTTCTGCAACCGATAATGCTGCAGATATGCTTATAGAAGCAGTTGTTAAATTCAAAACTAAAAGTGGTATGGCTAACTATTTACGTACTGAGAGTAAAGGATGGGCGAATTATTCAGATTATGTTGTAGATGACTTAATTGCTCTTGTAAATGATATTCGTAATATGCCTGTTGGTTATTTTGAAGCAAAACCACAAAGAATTGTTGAGTTTAATGAGGTTGCTACTGCAATTATTCCAGATAACTCAAGCACAGAACTCAAAACTATGCTTGACGATAACAGGGTTAAATATGTTGAGTATGAATATGGCAATGAGCAATCAAGAGTGGATGCACTTAATGCTATCGAAGATGTCAAGTTCCAAGACCGAGATTCCACAGGCAGAGAACTCACACCTGAACAGGTTGAATTCTTTAAGGATTCAAAGGTAAGGGATAAAAATGGTAAATTGATTCCTGTGTATCATGGCACTTCTTACGATTCGGATATAACGATATTTGACGAAAGTTACTCTCAGGATGGTTTGTCTTTATTTTTTACGGACAGTAAGTATGTGGCATCAACATATTCTAATAAAAATAAAATCATACCAGTATATATCAATCTTATAAATCCTCTTATTGTTGATGCAAAGGGTAAAGATAACAATCACATTCCTACACCTGATGAGTTTTCATCTTGGGGTTTTGGAAAAGTGATGGAAGCAAGGCAATTAGCATATTATGCCAAAGGTATGGGATATGATGGTGTAATTATCAAAAGAGTAATTGATATGGCTAACTTTGCTGCTCCAAAAAAAGCAACAGATATAATCGCATTTAATGCGAATCAGATAAAATCTATATCAAATGTAAATCCAACCGAAGATGCAGACATCCGTTACCAAGACCGAACATACCAACCATCTCTTGATGACTTAGGTTTAAGGAAAGAAAATGAAAACCTTAAAGCAGATGTTGAGAATCTTAAAGAAATGCTTAAACTTCAAAGCACAGTAACTCATGGCAAGGTATTAGCAAAGGCAAAGTACAAAGATATTGCAAAGAAACTCTTGCACGATTTCGGTATGAAGCAAGTAAAAGACCAAGACCTTCTTAATGGTTTCGTAAAGAGATTAGATGAGTATTTCTCAAGCATTATTAATTCCGATGAATTAACGTGGGAATTTGTAATGGAAGGTGCTTATAAAGTAGCCAAATGGGTAGATTATGAGATGCCTACAGAAACAAAACCTAAATATGAATATGCTGAAGAAGTGTTAAAGGATATTCGAGGTAAAGGCGTTGTTCTCGATGATTTACAGAAAGCAGAAGTTGCTTACTATTATGGCTCATACAATGCATTCCGTAAGAGTCTTTTCGGTACTATTAACCTTGTTAACAAGGGAATATCTCTTGATTCTCAATGGCAAGAGTGGTCAAGCAATTATCCTCATATTTTCAATGGGAATATCTCAACAAATGATATGCCTGTAGAACTTGCTAACATTATAAAGAATATGAAAGAAACTGAATCTGTGCTTAACGAAGAAGAGCAAATGCAGAGAGTTGATTGGATGGCAGAGCAAATATACGATGCATATTGGTTAATGCCAACAGTAAAAACTCTTGCAGATAAACATCAGTTAGAAGTAAATCTTCTTAAGGGCAAACACAGAGAACAGATGAGTGCTCTTCGTGAAAAGCAAAAGGCGAGAGAAATTAAAACTAAAGAGCATTATCAGGAAGTTCTTCAAAAAGTTAAAGAACATAAGGATGCTCAGTTAGATGCTTACAAAGAACAGGTTAAAGAGCAGAAAATTAACGAGAGAGATAGAAAGAGTCGTACAGTAATGAAGAACAGAATTAAAGGTGTGGTTAAAGAACTCAACTCTATTCTTTCAAAAGGCACAAAGGAAAGAAACGTTAAGATTCCAATTCAACCTGCTGTAGCAAAAGCATTAGAGTTAGCAGAGTATTTATTTGATGATGAGTTTTCTAATAACTTCATTCTTACTCAAGCGAACATTGAGCCTCGTGTAGAGGAAATGGAAGATATCAATGAGTACAGAAAATTGAGCAAGGAAAAAGAGAAACATATGGAAACTATGCTCTCTATAATCGAAAAGGAAGGTACTGAATCTGAAGTTGCTGAATTGAAAGATACCATCAGTAAACTTGAAGCACAGATGGCTTATCGTGAAAAGAAACTTGCAAGTCTTATCACCAACGAAAAGAAGAAACTTCAGGAAGGTGGTATAGGCGAAGCGGTTAAGGCTTTAGCAGATGCATATTCACAGTTACAAGAATCTGAAGAGGAATATGTGAAGGGTGCATATAACGAAGGCGTGTATAACTACATTAAAGACTTGGCAAACAGACTCTCTGGTGCAAAGGTAAAAGAGATGTCAGCAGACCAAATGTATGATGTTTATACAGCATTCAAGGCGGTTTTAACAACAGTAAGAGATGCTAACAAGTTATTCATCAATGGCAGAAGAGAAGATGTTCAGCAAATGTCTTCTTCGATAATGATGCAAATCTCAGCGAATAAGAAAACCAAAACTGTTCCTTATGAAAAACTTGATTCACTTAAGAGTAAGATGCTTCAATACAGTTGGAATGAATTAAAACCATACTATGCATTCCAGAGAATTGGCTCTTCTACCCTTATGAAGTTGTATGAGGCTGCAAGACAGGGGGAAGATGTTCTTGGCAGAGATTACAGAGAAGCAATTGAGTTTGCAGAAAAAATCAAAAAGAAATATGGCTATGATTCGTGGGATATGAATAAACGATATGACATCAGACTTGAAGATGGCAGAGAATTTACAGTAACTCTTCAAGAGATAATGTCAATCTATGCTTATTCAAAAAGACCACAAGCATATGACCATATGATGTTTGGTGGTTTCGTATTCAATGATAAGAAATTCTTCAAATCAAATGAAGGTGCTGTTAAAGGTCTGGTTAAACCTAAAACCTATAGAAGAACAGATGCAGAGGCTTATAGATTATCTATGGAAGACCTTGCAAAAATAGGTGAAGTTCTTAATAAGGTTAAAGGTGTAAAAGGATTTGTAGATGAAATGCAAGGCTACCTTTCAACAGATATGGCTGCAAAGGGTAACGAGATTTCAAGAGTGTTATATGGTGTTGATTGGTTTAATGAGAAGAACTATTTCCCAATCAAGTCATCAAGAGATTTCCTTGCGATAGTAAATAATCCATCAGAGAATTATTCACTTCGCAATTCTGGAATGACTAAATCTACCGTACCTCATGCCAAAAATCCTCTTGTATTAGAAGATTTTATGTCAGTATGGGCAGAACATGTAGGTAAGATGAGCACGTACCATTCACTTGTAATTCCTATTGATAATCTCAATAAGGTGTTAGGTTACAAAGAAGCATCAACATCTATGAAAACTGTGCTTGATTCAGTATTCGGAAAGTCAGCAAAGGAATATCTTGATAACTTCCTTAAAGATTTGAATGGTGGCGTTTCTTCACAAGGTGCTAAATCACCTATTGCAAATATGTTTGGCAAGTTTAAGAAGACAGCAGTTGCAGCATCTTCTTCAGTAGTTGTTCAACAGCCTACAGCAATCTTAAGAGCAATGGCAGAGATTGATGCAAAATACTTTGTAGGTGCGAGTGATAAACTTAAGCACAAAGAAAAGTGGGAACTTATCAAAAAGTATGCACCAATTGCTGTTATCAAAGAACTTGGTGGTTTCGATATCGGTAGTGGCAGAAAGTTAGAAACACTTTTAACATTGCCATCCTACGAAGGTAAGGATAAGGTGAAAGGTTTCTTTACTGATTCTAAATACAGAAGCGAATCTGCTGACAATGCATTTATGTGGGGTGCAACAAAAGCCGATGAAATTGGTTGGAACATCATCTGGAGTGCTGTAGAAAGAGAAATAAAAAACACTACATCACTTAAGGTTGGCACAGAAGAATTCTATCAGAAGGTTGGCGAAAGATTTACCGAAGTTGTTCACAAAACTCAGGTTTACGATTCAACGTTCACCAGAAGTGGATTCCAGAGAAGCAAGAGTGACCTTGTTCAGATGTCAATGTCATTTATGGGTGAGCCTACCACAACATTTAATATGCTTTATGATGCTGTGCTTCAATCTTCAAGAAATAAAATTTCTAAAGGTAAGGCAACAAGAATCATAGGTGCTACAGTATCATCAATCATAATGGCTGCAATTGCTAAATCATTCATTTATGCACTTCGTGATGATGATGAAGACGAATCATACCTTGAAAAGTATCTGGAATCAACAACAGAAAGTCTTGTAAGTGACTTGTTTATTCCTAATATGCTTCCATTTGTAAAAGATGTTACATCAATCTTAAGCGGATGGAGTGTAGAAAGAACTGATTTTGCGATATTCACAGACCTTTATGAAAGTTTCAAGCAATTATCAAGTGATAATGTTTCAGACTATCGCAAGGTGGAAGACCTTATCGGCTCTATCGCATCATTGTTTGGAATACCTGCAAAGAACTTATTAAGAACAGGTAGAGAAATGTACAATGTAGCAAAGAACATCTTCGATAAGAATGTTCCTTATGCACAAGGTGCAGCAGATGCTATCTACAGAGGTTTACCATTTACTGAAGAGAAGTCTAAAACAGATAAACTTTACAGAGCAACAGTAAATGGTCAGCAACAAGTGCTTGATAAGTACGAAGGAGAGAACATAGATAACTCTCTCAAAAAAGGCTTAAGAGATAACGATAAGCGAATTCTTCAAGGCGTAGATGCATTACTTGATAGTGATTACACTAAATATGGCTCTATCGTTGACCAGATTGTCGCAGAAGGCAAGTTTACTAAAGCGGTAGTATCAGATGCTATCCAAAGTGAAACTAACTATTTTGGCGGTAAAATCGAAGAAGGAGCAGAGGCATTAAGAGATAGTAATGACAAAGCCTACAAGGATGTAGTTAAAGAACTTCGTGACAGATACAGAGGAATTTATACTCAAGATGAAATAATCAAGATGATAAAGAACTATGAATTTGAAACGGAAGAAGAATCCGATGAGGAAGAATCAATCTACAAGATGAAGTATGTTGAAGATGCTCTGGAGAAAGGTGACACTTATGCAGCAATTGAAATGATTGAAGATATCGTTTCTACAAAAGTTGCAAATGGTAAGACCGAAGAAGAAGCAAGGAAATCTATTCGTGGTAGTCTTACTTCTTATTGGAAGCCATTGTATCAACAGGCATTTGCAGATGGTAATTCATATGAGCAAAGTGACATTCGTGCTTCACTTTATGAAATGGGTGTTTATGGCTCTTATGAAGAGATTGATGAAACCTTGCATAGTTGGAATCAGAACTATGTTCTTGAAAACTATAAACCACAATATATCCAAGCATACCAGAATGGTGATACTGCAGAAATGAGAAGAATTGAAAACGAAATTAACTCATTAGGAGTTTATAAAAATGCATACAAAACTGTTCGTGCTTGGGTAGAGTAAACATAAGGGGTGGTATTAATAATATCACCCCAAAATGTTATTATATGGTAAGTGAAGGAGAGATGTGATATGAAAGACACAAAGTTTAGAATATTGTTGGATATTCACGAAGTACGTTCACAGGTAACCATACCTGTTAAGGTCGGAGATGTAAGTTGTAAGATATATATTACACTTGTTGAAGGTGGTAAGCCTTATAAAATTCACGAGAACTCATTTGGTGTATTCACAGGTCAAAAAGGTGATGATAATTACTTATTTAATAACTGTGTTATTGAGAATGGTGTTATTCGTTATGATTTTACACCACAGACAGTTGCTGCTGCAGGTATTCTCGAATGTGAAGTTAGAATCTATGACGAAGATGGTGGTGTTCTCACTACACCAAGTTTTACTATTGTAGTCGATGAAAGGGCAGTAAAAGACTCTGATTTAGCATCAGGAACAGAATTTACATTCCTTGACGAAATAATAGTTAATGAAGGTCAGAGAATGGAAAACGAGAGAAACCGAATTGAAGCCTTCAATAATATGGAATTAACTGTAGAAGATAAAGGTGACAACTACCTATTAACTAAAACAAATAAAGATGGCTCAAAAGAAGAGTTTCCTATAGGCAAAGGTGAAGACTACGAAATTACTCCAGAAGATTATCAGGCAATTGCTGATAAAGTTGTAAAAGATAATTTGGATTCTCAAGCAGCAGAATATTTTGAAAATTTGGATGCACGAGCAACAGAGTTTCTGGAAGATGTAAAAAACCAAAACAAAGATTATATAGAAGAAGCCACAGAACTCACATCATCAGCAAGTGGCTCTGCAATCACAATCGAAAGTGCAAATGCACCATTACAGAATTTAAAGTTGTTCGGAAAAACCGAACAAGACGGAACACCGACACCTGATGCACCTATACCATTGATAAGCGTTGGTGATAGTGGTAGTTTTGAAGTTGGGGTGTATGGTGGTAAAAACTTATTACCAAATAATGCAACATCAGCAACGGCAAACGGTATTACCTTTACAGTAAATGCAGATAAGAGCGTAAGTGTTAGTGGCACACCGACAGCAGTAGCAGTTTTAACCTTGCCTATAACATTACCTAAAGGCACATATATATTAAGTGGAGCACCAAGATTAGGTGGTAATGCAGGATTGTTTTTACCTTTAAAAGATAGCACTATTTCACAATTATATGAAGAAGTAACATTTACATTAACCGAAACTTTGGTAAGCGAAGTAAGAGTAAGAATTGGTATAGACTTTACCGCAGGGAAATGTACATTCTACCCAATGATACGACTTGCGACCGAAACGGATAGCACCTACGAGCCTTGCAACAAACAAACCTTAACAATGCCTTACACACTTCGTTCAGTAAGCGATATTAAAGACGAGGTTGACTTTAATAGGGGCGTTTTAATTCAAAGGTATAAAGAATTGATTATCAACGAAACATTCGGCTTATCGTATGACACCAACAATGCGAGATTTTATAAATATGGCAATACGGGTGCAGACAACTGGTCTAACAATAAAATATCAACTCATTATGTGTTAGGTGAAACGGGTAGTGTAGAAATAGGTGGAATGAATAACACCTTTAACATGGGTGACTATGCGGTATATATTAAAGATACAAGATTTACAAATGTAACCGATTTTAATAATTGGTTAGCAAGTAATAATGTTTCAATGTTATATAAACTCGCAACACCAATCGAAACACCTTTAAGCGAAACCGAACTTAACGCTTATCGTCAACTTATGACCAATAGTGGCACAACAACTATATTAAGCGAGGCAAATATGACACTCGATTACTATACACCAAAAGGACAAGCATTAGGTAACATTCATTCGCAGATGAACAAAGATTATTTTAAATTAACACAAGCAATTATAGAAACAGGAGGTAATTAATATGTTCGATTACACAGGATGGCTTATAGCAGGAATTATTGATGGCTATAAAACAGGCGAAAGGTCTTTCAGTAGAACAACAGAGTTGACAGATGAGTATTTAGAGGCAGGTAAAATAACACAGGCACAGGCGAATGAAATTGGTATGGCTTGTCCTAAACCGAGTTATGAGCCTGAACAGGAAGAAGTTATCGAGCCAGAAACACCTATTGAAGATGAAACACCTGAAATTGAAATAACTGAAAGTGAGGAGTGAGTACGATGTCAACTTTAACTACTATTGCCACAGTAGTTGGGGAAGTGAGTGTTTTACTCGGCGTAGTTGTTCCAATGATTGTGTGCATTAAGAAAATATCGGATGGAACTAAATGCCAATTAAGAAGTGAAATGCTCCGTATTTATTACCACAATAAAGAAACGGAAGTAATCAGGCAGTACGAATATGAAAACTTTATATTTCTCTATGAGGCATATAAAGCACTCAAGGGCAATTCCTTTATAGATAAAATTTATAAAGAAGTAAGTTCTTGGGAAGTAGTTACATAAGGGGTTGAAAATATGTTAGAAAATTTCATTGAAAACTATGGTGCAGAACTTCTCTGTACCGCAATAACCGCTATTGCAGGTTATATAGGTATAGTAGTTAAGAAACTCATAACTACATATATCAATGATAAGACCAAAGAGAAGGTTGCTAAAACAGTAGTACAGGCTGTTGAGCAAATATATAAAGATATTCATGGTAAAGAAAAATTCGACAAGGGTATTGAATATCTTTCCCAGATGCTCACAGACAGAGGCATTACTTGTACCGAACTTGAATTGCAATTATTGCTTGAAGGTGCGGTAGCAGAATTTAATAAAGCATTTGAGAAGAAAGAAGGTAAATAATCATGGCAAAAAAAATTTATATTTCACCAAGTAACCAAGCAGCAAATCTTTATGCTACAGGTAATACAAATGAAAAAGAACAATGCCACAAAATTGCAAAGGCTTGTGTAGCATTCTTGAAAGAGCAAGGGTTTGATGTTAAATGCACATATAATGATGATATGTATGCAAGAGTAAGAGAAAGTAATGATTTTGGAGCAGATTTACACGTACCAATTCATACTAATGCAACAGGAAGGCACAATGTAACAGGCGGTACACAGATTTTACTTTATAACACATCAGGCAAAAGATATAAAGTAGGTAAAGCAATATTTGATAGACTTGCACCACTTACTATCGGTGAAAGTGCAGAGAAGATTTATGCAAAACCTGAATTTTATGAAATCAACTCTGCGAATGGTATTACTGTTTATGTTGAGGCAGAATTCCACGATACAAAAGAGGGGTCTGACTTCATCATTAAAAACACTACTGCAATCGGTGAGGCAATCGCAAAAGGTATCTGTGACTATTATGATGTAACCATTAAAACACCAATTAAAACAGAAACAACAAAACCTGCGACAACATCATCAATTAAAAAAGGTGATTTAGTAAGCATTAAAAAAGGTGCTAAATATTACACAGGTAAAACTGTTCCAACTTGGGTGTTAAATACAAAATGGTATGTTGCATCAGTAAGTGGTGACAGAGCAGTAATTGATAAAAGTGACGATGGTTTGCTTTCTATCAATAGTCCAATCAATGTTTCTTATTTAACTGTGGTTAAAAAGACAACTGCACCGACAGTCAAAGTTGGTAGCACAGTAAAAGTAAACAAAGGTGCTAAAACTTACGATGGCAAATCCCTTGCAAGTTTTGTATATAGCAGAAAGCATAAAGTAAAAGAACTTAAAGGTGACAGAGCAGTAATTACATATTTAGGCATAGTGGTTTGTGCTATCAATGTAAAGAACTTGACATTGGCTTAAAGAAAAAGGGGAGAGCATAACGCTCTCCCGGATTTTTTTATTTTTCGAAACAACCGTAACAATCGTTCGCCTTTGGGTCATCTGCACTATAAAGACAATCGCTTGTTCGCCAATTCTTACAATATTGGCATTGTTCTGTTTCTATCTGTATATCTCTACGAATTAAATTTTTTATGTATGTTTGTTTTTTTTGTTGCTTTTGGATATGCTCATAAAGTTCAGTTTCAGTAGGGTAGAAATCTATTGAAAATCGTTTTACCTTTGCTTTGTATTTTTTCTTTGCTTTTTTAAGTGCTTCACTCATCTTCTTCACCCTCTAATTGTTTAAACAATTGTGCGGTTGCATCCAATATTTTTAGCATTCTTTCATCGTATGATTGGGCGGTATCAATTTTCTCGCAAAGAGAAACTAAATGGGTGTTGTTTTTCAAAAAAACATCTTCAATTAAGAATTGTATGTCGCTTGTATTTGATGATAGTCTATCCAGTTTTGAAATTAACACTCTGTCAACATTTTGTGTCTTAATAAAGTTAATCATATCTTGCAATGCAGGGCGTTCAAGAGTATTACCTAAAAAACCTACATCAACAAAAGTGTCAATAACAGTCCATCCCATTGTGTCAGCATATTTCTTCATTTTTTCTATTCGTTCATCAAGAAACTTTTTTTGTGCCTCGACTGATGCACGAGCATAAATAACAACTTTCATAAAAAAACTCCTTTCAGGGTGTTGTCCTGTGTTTTATTGTGTCTTTATTATATACCCAATGGGGTATAAATCACAATAGACAAAGTAACAGAAAATACCGATTAGAATTTGTATATATTGCAACAATTTAACCAAAGCACAAAAAAAGAAACAAGGGGAACGTTATGCCCCCCCTTGTTTTTTATTGCATTTTCTCTTTCTTGACTTCTCCGTTTTCGTATGTTGTAATCAATTCATCACCTTTAATTTCTACCACTCCGTAAGGTGCAATAAATTTTTCTTTTTTAAGTAACTTTTCAATTGCAAATTCACTAAATCCATAATCTTTTAAAAACTGTTTATATTTCATTGTTTCCACTCCTTTTTATTCTATATTTATATTATACCAAAAACTATCTTCAAAAACAATATGCACCACCATATTGTTTTTGCATATAGGTAAAAGGGTAAAAGAAATTGCTTATTCTAACTCTTCGGCACAATCCTCGCAAACGATTCTTCCATCATCTAACTCTACATACTCTTTTGCATCGTAAAGCCAATATTCATTACATTCTTCACATTTGAAGAATTCATCCTCTAAACAATCTGGACAAACACGAGTAACATCATCTACTACTGTGATATCTTTGCATTTTTCTCCGCACATTGTGCATTTTTCAATTAACTTTGCCATAGTAAAAACTCCTTTAATAATTATTTGTAAAAATATAAATCAAGGCATTGATTCTTTTTGTCGAAGACTACTTTAGAAAGAATAGTTCTAAGTGCTTCATTTTTTGCTTGTGGTGTTTCGTCTGGTGCTTCTATAAGTTTAATTACTTTTCTAACCTTGTTAGCATATTTTTTAGTATCAAATGATTCTTTAGGTTGTTCTTTCTCAAGTTCCTTTTTAAGAGCAGAGATTGTTTCCATTATTTTTGTTTTATTCTCTTTATACTCTTCAAGGGTATCAATTCCACTTTGGTAAGCATCTTTTATCTTATCTAATTTAATTTGCTCTTTTTTAAGCAGAGCATCTATGTTATTTGAAGTTTTCGTAGGTCGGGTATCTTGCATATCAAGTTTAAATTCAAGTCGCTCACAGGCTGTTTTAAGGGCATCTATGAGTATTGGCTCTGCCTTCTTGAGAGATAAATAGTGAGATACTGTGCAACCTCTTCTTGAAGAGTATTTATGACATTGAACTGAATGTTCTTGATTAGATACATAGACAAGAGTTGCTCCACAATTACTACATTTCAACAATCCCTTGAGCATAAATTCAACAGGTTGGTCACGCCTTTGCCACTTGCGGTATTTCTTTCTATTCTCTAACAGAAGTTCTTCTGCCATATCAAATGTTTGTTGAGTTATTATAGCCTCGTGAAGTCCTTCGGTGATGATAAAGTTCTCGTTATAATAATCTCTTTTAGATGCCATCTTACCATCTGTTGACCAACGTATCTTGCCACAATAAACAGGATTATGAAGTATATATTCAACGAATCTTCTGTCTGGTGGATTACCTCTCCCTGTTCTTATGCCGATGCTCTGCAACCACAATGTAATCTGGTTAATCTTTTCACCACTTATAAATCTATCGAAGATTTCTCGTACTATAGGTGCTTGTTCTTCGTTGATATAATATCTCTTATCTCTCATATCATATCCGAATGCAGAGTGGCAAAGTGGCTCTCCTCTGGTGGCTTTCTCGGTCATACCACGTTTAACTTCTGTACTAAGGTTAATAAGATAAAATTCATCCATCCATTCTATAATACGTTCAATAAGACTTCCGAATGCACCTTCTATTATTGGCTCAGAGATTGAAATAACATCTACATCAGCCTTTCTGAGCATATTCTTATATACAATGCTTTCTTCTTGGTTACGAGCAAAACGAGAGAACTTCCACACAAGGATAGTATCAAAACTATTCTCTTTCTGCTTTGCTATTGCAATCATTTTATTGAACTCAGGTCTTTTCTGTGCTGTCTTACCACTTATACCTTCATCAATAAAAACGAATTCTTCTGGTATTATAATGTTATTCTTCTTTGCATATTGATGAATTAATTTTATTTGTGAGTCTGGTGAGTATTCTAATTGGTCATCTGTGCTTACACGAATATACGCTGCACCTATTTTCATTTTATCACTCCTTTTATTCTTTATAATCTGTTTTACCAAATAATTTCGTATTTACTTAAATCAACATCATCTACAGACCAATTTTTGCCATTTTCTAATCTTTCAATTTCATCTTCTAACGATTCTATTATAATTTCTAAATCACCAATCTCAATCGATAAACCTAAATTTTCATATCTCAAGTTTGCTATTTCTTCTTCGATATAAATGAATTGAGCAATGTTTACTATAGTTGCTCCTAAAAGAAGAATTGAAAGAACAATCGTAGCAATTTTATATTTATTTATATTTCGTTTTGGATAAGAGTTTTTTAATTCTTTTTTCTTTTGCTTGTATTCTTTCTTTGCAGTTTTTCGTGCTTCTTTGTAGTTTGAATTAACAGAAGACTCATTTGGCTTTGGTGAATCTTTTTCCTCTTCTTCACTACATTCGTCTATATTATTCTTATCTATACTGTGGCAACCATCTGGTAACCGAAGTTCTTTGTTCGATGCTTTTGATAAATGCTTTTTAATTCTTCTTGCTTTGTAATATTTACTCCATTTTTCACTTGCTTTTTTACAGAGCCAGAATGTAGGAGCAAATATTAAAATGTACGGAATCATACCAAGTTGAATTTCTAATGCAGCAATAATAAAACTCGGAACAAATAATATACCTAACCAGATAAAGAACATAACGAGAAACTTTGTAAATGTTTCAAAAGGCGTTAATCGGTATTCGGTTGCTTCTGTTTCGGTTAATGTAGTAGTGTTGTTTTCATTCATAATATTCAACCCTCTTTTATTTATTTAACGTGTTTATCAATAACTCTTTCTGCTCGGTCAATCGTTCTTCAAAATTCAACTTTATATCTGCTATTCTCATATCACAACATTTTTGAATATCAGTAATTCGCATCTCGCAAAGAGCCTTTATATCCTCAATTCGCTCTTCATACGATTTAATCATATCGGCAATTCGCATTTCATAGGTTTCTTTAAGCGAAACCATACTGTTAACTTCAATTTCTTTTTTCTTTTCGTAGCCGATGAGTTCATTAAGGTCACCGCCTAAAGAGGTTATTATTTTAGATATGGTACTAAATCTCGCATCAGGTGTTTTTCGTGAAACAATATTTCTTATAGTCGGTGCAGGAATACCACTTAAATTCGCTGCATCCTCGTAGGTAAAATTTCCTACTTTCATAAGAGCAGATATATATTCGCTCACTTTTTCTACTGAAATTTCCATTTTTAATCACCTTTTAATTAAATTTGATATATTCCAAATCAAATTTGAATACTAAAAAATCAAATTTGGACATTGAAATTTGTGTTTCCAATATGTTACATTTAAGTCAAGATAAAACAATTTTGCTTTGATGTACTATTTAATGTACACGATAACAATTTTGTGTTGACAAGGGGTAAATTTTGTAATAATATAAAAACAGAACAAGTGTTCGGTATTGGGATTATTACAATTGCTACGAGGGGGATAAAAACAATGGACAAATACGATGAAAGATTGCTTGAAATGGTTGATGAGGAAACGATAGATATTGCGATAGAGGTAATTATCTCTTTTCTATCGCAACTTCAATCATCTTAAGCAACATCTCTTTCTTTTCATCAGGAACTTTATGGAATAATTCAAGTAGTAATTGTTCACCATCGGTAAGATTTTTATCGGTGGGTATTTTTTTATCTTCTTCCCAATCCATTAAATAAGCAATAGAAACATTTAAGACTTTTGCAAATTGAACTACTTTTGATTGAACTATATCATTTATTCCTAATTCAATCTTATTTATGGTTGATTTAGATTTATATCCCATTTTTCTGGCTAATTCTTCTTGTGTCATATTTAGTTCTTTTCTTCTTTGAGCAATTTTTTTACCTATTTCTGCCATATAAATCACTCCTTTCATATTAATTGTATCACAAAATATATTAAAAATCAACTTTTTTTGATTTTTTTTGAAAAAAGTATTGACTTTTAATCTACTCGTGTTTATAATGTGGGAGTAGATTGAAAATCTACTAAACAAAAGAGAGGAGGCAAATCGAAATAATGACAAATACAAAGGTGCTTGAAAAAAAGATAGAGCAATCAGGACTTAAAAAGAACTTTATTGCAAAATCAATCGGTTTAAGTCCTTACGGATTGGCAAAAAAGATTAATAATGAAACTGAATTTAAAACGAGTGAAGTCAATAAACTTTGCGAAATTTTAAAGATTACAGACCTTGCGGAAAAAGACCGCATTTTTTTTGCGAACTAAGTAGATTTTAAATCTACAAACGAGCAAGAACAGATTTAAAGTGTGCTGAATAGAATGACAACAAAGGAGTGATGACAATGGCAAAAGATGTACTCACAGATGCTCAAGTAGAGCAAGAAATTGAAAGACTTAAAAATTCACCATTAGTGAAACTTGCTAAAAAAGAAGAAGCAATCAGGTACAAGAGAAGACAGTATCTTTATTGTTTAAGAACATACGAAAGAAAAGGCAGAGAACTCCAGAAGGCAGGTATAACAATGGAGATTCTTGAAGGTATTGATAATGACACTAATGGAGTGTGATGGATATGGCATTAACATTTAGATTGTTTCTTGAAACTGAAACAGAAACAAAGCGATGGGAAGATTGCACCGAAGAAGAAATAAAAGAATTTCACGAGAATGCATCGAAAAGATTGTCAAGCACGATGTCACGATATTACACACAGCATCCAGAAGAGTTAGAAAATTACAAGGAGTGAAAACAATGTTATTCAGATGCAGAGAATGTAACGAGGTATTCAATGAAGAAGAAATGAAAGAATGTCAGGGTGACAGTTACGAATACTTTGGTTTTAAAGGACACATGAGTTATAAAGGTTGCCCTAAATGCGAAAGTGATGATTTTGAAGAGGTACATCTCTGCAAGGGCGAACACGATTACATTCCGATTGATGAAGATTTATGTGATGAATGTAAGGTGAAGATAGCAAGAAGTTTTAAAGAGTTCTGCAGGAACTTAAGCGAAGCAGAAAGAGATTATTTATTAGAAGAACTTTTAGGAGATGACGATTATGTTAAAGAACTTTGATGAAATGAGAAAAGTTGATGTTTCTCAATATGTAGAAAAAAGAGATGAAATGGATTATTTGAATTGGGCGAAGTGTGTTGACCTTCTCCACGAGAATGGAGCAGAGAAGGTTTTCTTTGAGCCAATGACTAACGAGAATGGAAGTTCATTGTTCATGAGTGACCAGACGTTTACAGATAAGAATGGTGTTACAAATAGATGCTATGAAGTAGCGGTAAAAATCACCATTGATGATGATGTGTTCGTTATGAGAAGTCCATTAATGAATGGTACTAATCCTGTTAAAGATAATTCATTAACACAACAGAGAGTCTGGAATGCACAGACCAGATGCTTCGTAAAAGGTGTTGCTCTTCGCACAGGTTTAGGTTTCGGTCTTTGGAGTACAAATGACTACACAGAAGAAAAAGTATTCGATGATTCTTCAAAGCACAGCCTTCAAGTTATCAAGGAAAGAGTGCAGAAGACCTATACAGAGAAGCACAGAGTTAAGAAAATGTCTGCAGGTGATATCGCAAAGGCTCTTGGTAAGACAGAAGATGAAGTTAAGTTGATTTTCACTTACTACGATATGCTTGAGAAGTTTGAAAAGGATTTGCAGCAATTATGATTGAGAGTAAAGACAGAAGTGGATGGTTTGGAGCAAGTGATACGGACAGGGTGGTTAGTAACTTCGACACCAAAACATTTATAGATTGGTGGCTTACCAAAGAAGGTGTTACCAATAACCACTTTGAGTCTGCTGAAATGAATGCAGGTACACATTGGGAACATAGAATCCTTGAATCAGTTAACGAAGATATGGAGATGGACAAGCAGATTCTTATTCCAGAGTTGAGATTACGAGTTAACCTCGATGGCAATACAGAAGATACCATCTATGAATGTAAAACTTATAAGGCTAACAAGGAATTCAAAGTTCCTTTGAAATACAAAAGACAAGTATGGGTGCAGATGTTTGGTGCAGGTTATCGCAAGGCATACATAGTAGCCTACGGATTAACCGAGAACGATTACTTAAACTATCTTGCACCATTGGATAAAGAAAGACTTCAGTTATTTGAGATTGAATACAACGAAGATTTTATAAAGAACACATATCTTCCAAGACTCAGGTATTTGGCACATTGTTTAGAGGAAGGAATCTTTCCTACAGAAGCAGATTATGAAGCGTACAAAGGAGTGGCTTAAATGAGCGAAATAAGAGGTTGTGTTCGCAGCCTAACTCGTACACTCGATAACAAATATCTTTTGACTATCGAAGCCACAGGCAACGTAAAAGAGATATTTGAAACGATGAAAGATATGGATTGCGATATAAAGATTAAAAAGCACAGAGAAAAGCGAAGCCTGGATGCCAATGCTTATTTCCATCTGCTTGTAAGTGAGATTGCCAAAGCACTTAACATAAGTTTAGAGCAATGCAAAGTCAATATGAATATAGAGTATGGCACGATAGCCAAAGACGAAGAAGGCAAGAAGATAGGTTTCATGCTTCCGCAGGGCGTTGATGTAAATGCTTTATATAAATACACCAAGTGGTTTGATGAACGAGAAATTAACGGAGTTAAGTTTAACTGTTACATAGTCTTCAAAGAAACACATACTCTCAATTCAAAAGAAATGGCAAGGTTGATTGATGGAACGATACAGGAAGCAAAAGAGTTAGGTATTGAAACAGCAACACCAGATGAAATTGCCAGAATGAAAGCAGCGTGGGGTGAATGAGTTATATAGCATCAATAAGTTATGGCAAAGACAGTTTAAAAATGCTTGATGTAATCAAGACAAGAGGGTTACCGCTTGACCGCATTATAACCTTTGATGTATGGGCAACAGATACCATTTCGGCAGACTTACCGCCTGTGGTTGAGTTCAAAAAGAAAATGGATATTTATAGCAAAGAGAAATATGGTATTGAGGTTGAGCATCTATATGCAAAATATCCTGATGGCTCAAAGATTACATACGAAAATTATTTTTACAGGGTTATCGAGAGTGGTGAAAACAAAGGCAGAATATACGGCTTCCCATTTCAAAGGGGTGCTTGGTGTAACTCAAGACTTAAAATGATGGCGAGAGTAGGAGCAATAAAGACAGGAGATGTTGAGTATGTTGGTATTGCTTATGATGAAAAGAAAAGACATAAAATCATAAGTAAAACAACAGTTGCTCCGCTTGTAGATTTCGGCATTGATGAGGATTTATGTGGACTACATTGTATGTATGAGGGCATCTTATCACCAAGTTATGACAGTTCTTACAGAGATGGTTGTTGGTTTTGTCATAATCAAGGAGTTAACCAATTAAGGCATTTAAGAAAGAACTATCCTGAACATTGGAACTTGATGCTCAAGTGGGATAACGATAGTCCAATACCATTCAAAGCAGATGGAAAAACAGTACACGATTACGACAACAGATTTATGCAAGAAGATTTAGGCATTGTGCCGATAGACAGAACTTTTAGATGGTCAATGCTTAACGAAGATAGACAAATGAGGTTTATAAATTATGACTAAATGTGAAAATTGTTGGTGGTATGGAAAACCTATTGAATGTAATGAGTTTGACTTGGAATTGTATATTGATAACAAAGTTTACGAATGCAGAAACTTTAAGGCGAAAGGGGATGGAGTGTGTGGCAAAAACAGAACTTTGCATAATGCCAGAATCGGAACTCTATTCAACCACGAGATTTGAAGGTAGCCATAGACACGAAGTGTTCTTCGGAACAAGCAATAGGAAGAAATCAATCGAGTATGGTTTGGTAGTTTTCCTTACACCAGAAATGCACAACATGAGCAACGAAGGTGTTCACTTTAATAAAGCTTTCGACAATGAGTTAAAGCAGATAGGTCAGAAAGCAGCAATGGAAACATACGATTGGACAATAGAAGATTTCCGTAAGAAATTTGGTAAAAATTATTTAGATAGTGAGGAATAAAAAATGAGTATGAATTTAGTAGCAATAATGGGCAGAATCACAAATGATATCGAGGTTAAGAAAACACCTAATGGTGTATCAGTAGCAAGATTTAATGTTGCTGTAGATAGACCTAAAAAACAAGGTGAAGAAAAGAAAACAGATTTTATTACAGTAGTTTGTTGGAGAAACACAGCAGAATTCGTTGGAAAGTATTTTAGCAAAGGTCAGATGATTGCTGTAGTAGGCTCAATACAGACAGGCTCTTATGAAAAGGATGGAGTTAAGAGAAACACATTCGAAATAGTAGCAGACAATGTCAGCTTCTGCGGAGATAAAGGTGAATCTAAACCTGCAACAAAAGAAGAAGTCGACCCTTTGTTAATTGATGCGGATGAGGATATGGATTCATTACCATTCTGATAGGGGGGATAGATTATGGGTTATTCACATGGCATTAGTTGGAACGAAAAGTTAATTGAAAAAACTCTTATCGGCATTGTTGAAAAGAATAAACTGAAAACTTTCCCTACTCATAAGCAAATGAATGAAATAACAGGCTCTATGGCATTGACTAATGCGGTTTCAAGGCATGGTGGTACTCGATATTGGGCTAACAAGTTAGGGCTTGAAATTAAACCATGTGAAAGCAAGTTAGGAGAAGATTATGAGTTTAAATGTATGGAATTCATTAAACATCTGGGTTATCGATGCGAAAAGATGCCTGTTAGATATCCATACGATTTACTTGTTGAAAACAACATAAAGGTGGATGTTAAATGCGGTAACTTATATAAAGGTGCTGCAGGCGAGTATTACACATTTAATCTTGAGAAGAAAAAACCGACATGTGATTTATTTGTTTGTTTCTGTCTTAATAATGACAGAGTCGAAAAGGTGTTTGTTATTCCATCTTGTGAATTAAGTGGTAAAACACAGTTATCAGTAGGGAAAATCAAAAGCACATATGACAAGTACATTGAAGAATGGGATTATCTTCATTTGTACGATGTATTTTATGATAGTTTAAGAAAGGGGTGTTGACCTATCGCAGAACGAAGAATGTTTGCAAAAACAATAATAGATAGTGATGCCTTTTTGGATATGCCATTATCGGCACAATCTCTATACTTTCATTTATCAATGAGAGGAGATGACGATGGCTTCATAAATAATCCAAAGAAGATACAAAGAATGATAGGAGCATCTGATGATGATTTGAAATTGCTTGTGGTGAAAAGATTTATCTTACCATTTGATTCTGGAGTGGTTGTCATAAAGCATTGGAAAATACATAACTACATTCAAAAAGACAGATACAAACCTACAATACATCAGGAAGAAAAATCACAGTTATACATCAAAGAAAATGGTGTGTATACAGATTGTATACAACATGGCAACAGTTTGGAAACACAGGTTAGTATAGGTAAGGATAGTGTAGGTGAGGTAAGTGTAGGCAAGGGTAGGGAATATGCACCTCGCAAAACGAAAAATTCAAATATCTTTTTAGATATGCTTGAGGGGGAAGATTAATGGATAGAACAGAAGCTATTAAATTTCTTGCAATGGTTAAAGTTGCTTATCCTAATTCATATAAAGATATGGATGAAGCATCTAAACAGGCAACAGTTAATATGTGGCAGATTAGTTTTCCAGATACACCATTCGGTATAGTATCTATGGCTTTTGAGAACTACAGAAGGAAGGCAAAGTTTGCACCTACAGTAGCAGAGATAAACGAAGAGTTATCTAATCTTTATTACAAGGCTCTGGAAGAGGCAAATATTCACAAGTTTATGGATAATAACGATGGATTAACCAAGTGCAGATACATAATGCAATGCACATCAGGCTTTAGAAAAAATGAAACTCGCATTAATTATGGCAAGGTTACACCAAAAATGATAAGTGAGAGAACTCCTTATCTGTTAGGCGGTGATTAAATGCAAAATAAATATGATAGTCCTCTGGTATTTTGCCCGTTCTATAAAGGCGAATCAAGCGAATTTTCAAAGTTGTTTTGTGAAGGGATAAAAGAAGGCACATCGTTACATTTGGTATTTGAATCAGCAAAAGAAATGAAAGCATATCGAAGCAGATATTGTAATAAAAAAGAAAATTATATGAAATGTATGATTGCAGATATGCTCGATTACAACAAGTATTGAGAGGTTTAACTTATGAAAAAAACAATAAAGATATATGCAATAACTATTATATGTGCAGCAATTTTCTGGACAGGCTTATTCAGTATCTATTACAAAGCAGATGAAGTAACTACCGAGCAAATCTCGGTAGTTGAAACCACAGAGATTACTACAGAAGAAACCACAACAGATATACCATTAACTACAGTTAAGTATGAGGATATACCTGAGTTAAGATTGATAGGCACGTTCAGATACTATCACTACTGCAAAGAAGAATATCCGCATATCTGTAATGCAGGTGCTCCGTACTTAACTAAAATGGAAACTAAACCAAAAGCAAATTACACAATATCGGTTGACCCAGATGTTATCCCTTTAGGCACAAACCTTTACATAAATGGTGAATATTATCTTGCAGAAGATACAGGTGGTGCAATTAAGGGTAATAGAATAGATATATGTGTCGATACCCACGAAGAAGCGTTAAGCAAAGGTACAGGTTATGTGAAAGTGTATGAGGTGGTTGGATGAAAGCACGTAGAGTTATGTCTGGAGAAGAAAAGCGAATCCGAGATAAAGAGATAAAAAAGGAATGTGTAAAAATCTGCAATCAGTTTGAATTAGATTACGATACGATGGCAATTTACATTTTGCATCACTTCTATGGATTCGGAGCAAAGAGAATTGAAGAATATCATAAGCATCTTATAAGAGAGCGAAATGAATTAAAAGAATTCTATGAAGCAGATGATAAAGACCCATACATTCACTTCTATGCAATGCGACAGAAGTTAAAAGCAGATGGTATAGATGTGGAAGCAATAAGGTCTAAACTGATGGGGGGATAACAATATGGTATGGATTCAACAAAATGTTCAGACCTACTATGATGTGTACAAGTGTAGTAACTGTGGAGCAGAAATAATAGTCAGAGATGGTCAGTTTTTACCTTGTTACTGTAAGAACTGTGGAGAAAGCGAGGAAGAATAATATGTGTTTAGGTATGGCTAATGGTGGAAAAACGAAAGTAGATAAAGTTGAAAACTTTATAAGAGAAACAAACGAATGGCACAGGGTAGCAGAACTTAATGCAAATGAAATTATTAGATTACAAGCAGAGAATGAAAGACTTCACAATGAATTACATTCTAAAGTTGAGTATATTCACGAACAATTAGAAATAATTGAAAGCAAAAAAGCAGAGATTGAGAGGTTGAAAAAGCATTCTGAAACAGTCGCAAAAGAAGTGCAGGATAAAATGACCTGTATGTGTGGCTGTAAGAACTGCATTGAAACAGTAACACGAATTATCAAAGACGATACAGAGCCTTTTGACAGACAATGTAATAACTGTAATCGTTGCAAGGAAATAAAAGCCGAAGTAATAAAAGAGTTTGCAGAGAGGTTGAAAAGCGAAATAAAAGAAGAGTTTGATGATTGTTTATGTTTAACACTATATACAGGTATAGACAACCTTGTAAAAGAAATGGTGGGTGAGGGTAAGTGAAAAGATATTATTGCAATGGTAAAAAAGATTATTGTGACAGAGGTAACGATAATAATATAGATTGCAGAAATTGTGAATTTGCTAATGGTACAGGTGGCGAAGTTGTTGATTGCCCTGATACAGTTTATGAACAAATAAAAAATATGAGTATTGAGGATTTGGCAGATTGGCTTTATGCGAATTGTGAGTGGCTTTCTGCGGAATATGGTGCTTGTTCAGGTGCAAATGATTATCTGAATTTACTTGAATATCTTAATAGTGATGGTGAGTTTTGAAAGGAGTGAGCAACAATGAAACCACACGAAATGTATTTAGCGTATTTCTACTATGGAACAGTAGCAATAATAACTATAATAGTGATTGTTGCGGTGATTTGTTTAATTAATATGTTGATTAAACGCAGAAAGATGTTTGAATATGAAACAACAATGAAAGAACTCGAAACAAAGATTGAATTCGGTAGGAAAGTTTATTTTTCAAAAGATAAAAGGTATGCTTGGGTGGCTCGTTATTATTCTTCTGTATGGTGGAATCCGTTGGATTGGTACAAAGTAAAAATAAAAGATGCAACCAAAGAAGAAGCAGAACAGAAGTTAGGCGGTGCAGATAATGGCTGAATACATAGAGCGTGAAAAAGCGTGGCGAAAAGTCAACAGGGCAAAAAATATCGAAGAAGCATTGAATTTTATTGATAGCATACCCACCGCAGATGTTGTTGAAGTGGTTAAAAAACCTGTTAAAGATTATGAGGGATATTACGAAGTCGACCAATTTGGTAGGGTATATAGTGTTGACCGAGTAATTTCAGTAAATGATAATGGCAGACAATATGAAAAACCATTATTGCAATTACGGCGAAAGGAAGTGTGACAATGGGTGACATATTACTTGGGTTTGGATTTGTTACAGGACTAATAACAATATTTATAGCGTTAATGGTGATGTCTTCAAAGGAAGGTGAAATAGATGGCTAACTTTATAGGTGGTTTAATATTAGGAGCATTATGTGGTGGATTTACAGCGTTTGTTATAGTGGCGTTATTGGTAGCATCAAGTGAAGGTGGTAAGCATGATAATGATAAGCAATAAGGAGTATAAAAAAGTATTGGAGGAGTATGAAAAAGTATTGAAGGAGAGAAATCTGTATCAAAAATATTACTACGATGAGCAACGCCTTACAGGTGCTTTGCGATGTGAAATTGCTACTCTTAAAGATGAAATCAAGGAGTATCGTGACAGTAACAAATACATTATAAATATGGTAGACGATTTTAAACGAAAGTATCTTGATGAGCAGCAGAAGAGATTAGAACTTGCGGAACTTGTCGAGAGAATGGAGAGTGTAGTAGAATGCGATGTGAAAATAGAAGTATAAAACATTCTCCATCAGAAAAAGACATTATTAAAGCATTGGAGTGCTGCATTAAACTAACAAGTGATTGTGATAATTGTCCTCTTTATATTAAGGGTGATGGTGATTGCATTGACATATCAAAGCAAGGTGCATTGGATATTATCAGCAGAAAAAATGCAATCATTAAAGAAAAAGATGCGAAGTTGAAATTCTGGATGAAGAAATATTCTGAAAGAAATGGATGGTGAATATAATGGCTGAATTAAAACCATGTCCGTTTTGTGATGGTGAAGCAAAAATCGCAAAAACATATATTTATGGTGATGTTCGTGGGTATACTCCATATTGCAATAAATGTGGTTGCGAGTTGCAAATGTATAGTAGTAAACAAGCAGCGAAAAACGCTTGGAATAGGAGATGCGACAATTGAGGGGGATTCAGATGGAGAAATGTAAAATCTGTGGCGACATGCCATTGATAGCAGATGTAGGTGGAAATAATCGATATATTGAAATATCCTGTTGTGGTCAGGTGGTAGGCTCTCATGACAAAGAGTCTGCCATATATGGATGGAATGCTATGCAGAAGGGGGAGTTAAATGAAGATACTCGCAATTGATGCAGGGAATACATATAGCGGTGTTGCAATCGTAGAGTTACCAGAGTTTAGATTAGTATGGTTTGGTAAACTTCCTAATGAAGAGATATACGATGTGGTAAAGAACTTTCATATAGATGAAGTGGCTTTGGAGATGGTAGCATGTTATGGAATGCCTGTAGGCAGAGATGTGTTTGAAACTTGTGTATGGATAGGTAGATTCATAGAGGAACTAAAAGACCATAAGATATCCTATGTGTATCGCAAAGATGAGAAGATGTGCTTGTGTGGTAGTCTGAAGGCAAAAGACTCCAATATAAGACAGGCATTGATTAACAGATATGCAAAGCATGATTTCAAAACAGGCAAAGGTACAAAGAAGAATCCAGATGTGTTCTATGGTGTAGCAAACGATGTATGGTCGGCAATTGCTGTTGCTGTTACACACTATGAAATGAAGGCAGATAAGGTGTAAAAACCTTGTCTGCTTTTTGTGTTAGGGGGTGGTATAAACAAAATAAAAGATAGTTGGTAAAATAGGTTTACATCAAGAAGGAGAGGAGATTCATGAGTTGCGATTGGACAAAAATTAAGACCGAGTATATTACAGACTCAAAGTCTTCATATAGGAAGATTGCCGAGAAATATGGCGTTCCTTTTACCACTCTTAAGGATAGAGCGAAGAAGGAAGGATGGGCAGACCTAAAGATACAAACACAACACGATATCGTTACAAAAACTATTGACAAAGATATTAATAAAAAAGTTGATAGAGCAACTCGACTTTTGGATGTTACAGACAATGTACTAAGCATGATAGAAGCAACTGTTGCAAAATACCATGCTGAAGGAAATGTACTTGATAAATCCGCTCTTAAACAGATAACAGGTGCTTTAAAGGATATTAAAGATATTCAAGGCGTTAAGAGTGATATGGATATAAGAGAGCAAGAAGCAAGAATCAGAAACCTTGAAAGACAGGCTGAAGCAGAAAACAAGGATAACGAAATTGTAATTCGTGTAGCAGGTAGTAATGCTACGGATTATTGCGAGTGAGGAAGTTGAAATGATTGAAGTATTAATAGAACAACCTCATCCCAAACAAGCATTATTCTTTAAGGCAAAGGGCAGATACATCAATTATGGTGGTGCAAGAGCAGGTGGTAAGTCTTGGGCAATGAGGAACAAGTTTGTTCTGTTATGCGGAAGGTATAGCGGAATTCAATGCTTGTTATTGAGAAGAACTCTTCCTGAACTTCAAGAAAACCACGTTCAGCCATTACTTCGTTTGCTTAAGGGTGTAGCAACATACAACAAACAAGAGAAGGTTTTTAACTTTCCAAATGGTGCAAGATTAAAACTTGGATATTGTGCCAACGAAAACGATGTTCTGCAATATCAAGGACAGGCTTATGATGTCATTGGTCTTGAGGAAGCAACGATGTTTACAGAATTTCAGTTTAACTGTCTTCGTGAATCAAATCGTTCTTCTGGATTAATGAGTGAGAGTTTTGCACCTCGTATGTATTTAACCTGTAATCCTGGTGGTGTAGGTCATCATTGGGTGAAGCGGTTGTTTGTTGATAGGAAATATAAAGACAAGGAAAGACCAGAAGACTATACATTTATCCCTGCAAGTGTGTATGACAATTCAGTTTTTATGGAAAGAGACCCTGACTATGTAGCACAGTTGGAAAGTTTACCTGAAAAACGAAGGAAAATGATGCTTTTGGGTGAATGGGATGTAGCAGAAGGTGCTTTCTTTGAAGAGTTTGTAGATGACCCTGACCATTATGAAGACAGAATTAAAACACATGTTATTGCTCCATTTGAAATACCAGATGGATGGAAGATATATCGGTCATTTGACTGGGGTTACAACAAACCATTCTCTTGCGGATGGTGGGCGGTAGATTACGATGGTGTAGCCTATCGCATAT